GTGATGTGGATCCAGAAGACTCTATTATCAGGGTGGATGGTAACATTCAAGCCAAAGGCTTTCGAACCACGGGTGAAGGTGATTTCAGGTCGGGTATATCTAATACATCACCAACTGATACATTTTCTATTGGTGACAAACTATTCGTGAATATTTATGAATCAAATGTTTTGACTATATTGGGTACCACATCCACACAAAAAATTGTATCACAGTCCCTCGAAGTTACAGACTTTATTGAAGTCGAAGGTGAAACTGGTATCAAATCTGTATCGACTATTACAGTGCATGCAGATAATAAGGGTGAAGACTCAACCTCAAACCTCCTTGATTTAAGGTGTGGCCCTCTTACTGCAAATATAAGCGTCGTCGAACTCTATGGTGCAAAAACATCCAGTAGTCATCAAAACATACGTTTCAAAACAAAGAATACTGAGAGGGTGCGTATAGCATCAGATGGTAAAGTGGGTATAGGTGTCACGGAACCCCCAGAAAAGTTAACACTTGGTGGAAATCTAAAAATTAATGGAAGTAATACAGCCGTACTTGGTAATACATGGGGAACACAGGGTAACACAAGTATGCGTGTGTATTCATCTCCAGCGACCGGTGAAAACTTTATCGAGAATATAACCGCTGCTAATAAGGGTCTAAATATTAAAGTTGGACAAGGGCCTATACCCACTACACGAATGAGTATCATTGAAAATGGGCGCGTTGGTGTGGGTACGACACAACCCCAAGCACGTTTTCAGACATCGGGTGGTGAAGTATTCATAAATAGTAATGTGTCACGAGATGGTGGATTTACTCATCTATCTGGCGTACCCTTAACTGTTACAAATACAACACCAATTACTACAACTAATAACCCCACACAAGTTCTTAGACTTGCTCGGGAAGGTAAAATAACCACACCAGAGAACCATGGTGTGCGATCCACATTTAAATTGGCAAAGTTTGAAGAGTCAGCCTCAACGGCAAGAACGCGTCTTGATATAGATCTTGCTCACGGAAGTTACGCAGCGGCTGATGTAAATATTATGACATTGCGTAGTGATGGTCGTGTTGGTGTAGGTACGCACACACCAGAATCAAAACTCATGGTGAATGTCACTGGGGCTCGAAACCCAAACAACAATGGTATACTCGTTACAAACCTTACCGATGCCGATGCCGATCAGGATGCCATTATAAGCACACGTGTACGTGAAGATGCTGGCGATGCTTTTGCAACGTACATGATTGATAATAATGGAAGTTATGAAGGTTGGTCAGTGGGTGTTGATAACAGAAACAATCAACGTGACTTTAGAATTACAAATAATGTATTCGCTGTTTCAAATGTTGCGACAACAGCTGTATTCATAGATGGTTCATCGAGAAATATTGGTATAGGTACAGATCAACCGAGAGGTGCCCTCGAAGTAAATGGAAAACTTGTCATTGGAAATGAACTATACTTTGGTGGTGTAGATAGCGATGAGTATGGAAACACATTTATGCGTGAAAGGTTGTATGATCCAGATGGTAAATCAGAGCTTGTTATTGTCAAAGCCAATGAAGGTCAACTTTCAGGTGTAACTGGTCCTGATAGAATTCGTAGTATCGCACCACTTCACGTATTTCAAACATATGATAGTACGGGTCTAAGTATAAATGAAACTGAAACACTTGTAACAAATGAACCAGGTGCTGGTGCGTTACTTGTAATAAATAAGGATCGTGTACTCGTAGGTACAAGTGAAGATCCCGGTGGCAATTCTCGACTTTACATCAATGGTGGTTTTGCATTCGCTTCAGGTTCTAAAATCGAAACAGGTGTAATGGATATTTTCTCAACTACTACAGCGGGTGGTACAGGTATTATTGACAATTTATCTTCAAATCTCGTTTTCAGACAGAGTGGAGATGAATATGCTCGATTTACAAATACTTCATTCATTGGTATAGGTACATCAACACCTTCTACAAATGTTCACATTTATTCACCACTCACAACAAGCAATGATATTCTCAAATTGGAGAGTCCATCTCCGGCGTTAAGTCTCAAACACAATGGTATTGTGTTAAATACTGACAGCGGATTTGGTGGTTATGTGAGAGGGTATCAACAAAAATCAAATGGCACAGCGGGTCTTGTATTGGGTTCTTCAAATAACAATGTCCTTAGTAATGTATTGTATATTACCGAAACAAGTAATGTCGGTATAGGTACATCAACGGCAAGTTCAAAATTACATGTGTACAACGGCATCACGCGATTTGAACATACAACGAGTAACGCCATGATAGAACTGAAGACAACTGCTGGTACTTCAAATATTCTTTCGGATACAAATGGTAATGTATATATTCAACCCTATAATTCAAATACTTTCATTCGAGGTGATTTGGATATTTCTGGTGATATCAGGGTTGAAGGTCGTATCGATCTCGGTGAAGAAGTAGGTATTAACTTGGGTGGATCCGAGCCACAAGCACCCCTTCATGTAGGTGGAGGTATTATCACAAACTCTGACGCAGTTTCATGTAAAAAATATTCAAATGCATTCGTAGTTGATACAGGAACTGCAAACCAAGCTAAGGATGTTCAATTGATATTTGGACCGGGTGCCTTTTACGCAAAGATTGTCGCCATGTTACGAAGAATTGACAACTCAACTGTAAATGACATGAGTACATTGGTTCTCGAAATACAAGGTGGTACCGGTGATGGAACAGCCCCAGATAACACATTGACATTGGGTACAAAGAATATGTTTAGTGGTGTCACGAATAATTATCCATGGAATCCAAATGTGACTCTTGGTAAAAGGGGTATAAGTATTAAACCACTTGTGTTGGATACACAATCGGAGACACGAGAATATGCGTATGATATTTATGTTGAACTGATGACAGCATGCGGTGGTAAACTTCAAAAAATTACAAGAAACCTGATCGACAACGCAGATCTCGATGACGGTGATGGTGGTGGAGTCACACAAAAGTCTTTTACATACTAATCCAATTTTACCTAATGGGGTGTAAAGTCCCAAAGGTAGAATTAAATTTCAATTTACGCCCTGATGGAATCAGAGACGGCTAAGAAAAGAACGCCGACAATGAAAGCCATGACGACGTAATTACATTCAGTTTCCTCGAGGCCAACCACAGGCTTTGCTTCTTCAGCCTTGGGTTTAACAACAGGTTGCTGTTGTCTGGCCGGAGGTTCGAGATCCTCCAAAGGACAGTAGCCTATCATTTATACTGTACTTAGAGATTAATTTCTGTCTTCTTCTTTTTGCGACCCCTCTTAGACTTGGCGGATTCAACATTGACTTCCTTCACTTCACCACCTGTGGATTCTCCTGAAATAGAGACAATGTCTGATACATCATCGTCATCATCTTGTTCAGTCACTGGCACTTGTACAGTTGTATTCATTGGTGGTGGTGGGGGCATCATGACACCACCCATTAGGCTTGAGATGTCAATACCAGGACCTTGCATTTCATATTGACCGGTGCCACCCACTGGAGCCGCATCAGCTGGACCAGATGGTGCGCGAGTTGTATTTTGTACAGCGGCCATCATATTCTTGACAAGGTCTGGGTTTTGTTTGAGGACATCATTCATATTTGGAAGGGCACTCTTAAACATGGAGTTTGTAAGGTGGAACATCATCGCTGAACCACCCAACATCATGATGAGCTTGACTTCCGGAGCAACATTGACCTTGCTTCTGTACTTTACGTAAAGCTCTTCAAACACACCATCATAGTCATCCACATTCTCCATCACGGATTCGGACCAACCTTCGAGTTGAATCTCGAATGGATTGTACCTTTTATTGAGGAACTCCAAGCCAGTTACACAGGCGACCAACATACGTCGAGAGAAGCGAATGGATTGTTCAACATCAATACTGTAGGTAATCCGTTTGACTTCAGTTCGAAGATCTTCAACACTGGAATAGGCATTGAGTCTCTTATTCACAGCAAATCCCTTCTTCTCGAGGCGCCCCAATTTATTGAGGAGATCACTCTTTTCTTCATCTATGGAGCTGTATCCCTTAGAAGGTCTTTCTTCTTGCATCCCCATTTCGGGACCATCATCGGCGTCATCAAAGAACATTGGTTCATCTTCACCATAGTCAATTTCTTCATCTTGGTGTGGAGGGCTCGGAGCTGATTGTTTATTTGGATTCACAAAAGCATCCATTGCTTCTTGTTGTTGTGGTGGGGGTGGGCGACGCACTTGCTGTGGTTGGGGTCGTCGCACAGGCTGAGGACGCGAGGTTGAAATCTCAATTTCATCCATCAGGGCCTGTTCGTCGGCGTCCAGTTTCATCACAGTAGCACTCCCACGATCTAAGACAATTTCTTCGTCCATCTACTCTCTAATAGGAAAGTATTAAATAACCTTTAACGCACTTTAGAAAAAATTATATATGTACATTATAAATGTTGAACCTCAACCGTGCCAACCGAAATGCCATCATCTCCATTGTTGCTCTGATCGTTTTGATCTTTGTGCTTGGTATGTTGAAAAACACCAGCAAGTACCAACCCAGACCAATCACCATTAAGGCGATTAATGAACAGTCTATCTTTGACCTCGAACACCGCATTGAATGTGCTCCTGGTCACACCAGCGAAGGGAGCACATACACCAAGAGCCTCACTCCAGGTGGTCTCTGTGCATCCGAAAAGCTTGTCGCGGAACAAGCGGGTGGCTATGAAATCGAGGACGGAATTGGTGGATCTTTAATCTAAGCTAATACTAAATGGCTTTGATCACTTCGCCCACTGAGACTATTCCAGATCTCAACTATGAGTATCACACTGTAACGATTGATTCAATTGGTCAAGACAGTGCGAATACTTTTACTTCTTACCTTCAACAACCCATCAAAAATGTGGTTCAGGCGAGACTCCTTGCGGCACACATTCATTCGAATGTCTCTACAGAACATTGCTACGTCTCCATCGATGAATTAGATTCCATCTTCAATGACAGATCTTCAAATGTTCTCAGTGGCCAAGCCTCTATGAGTGTTCTCAGAAACTCATTTGCCAGTCTTGTGACAGATGACACTGAACTTATCACATTCAAAGACAACTATCCAATTGTTACCCAATATATTGATCCAATCAGAAGAATAGATAGATTCAATGTAACTATTCGAAACCAAGATGGAAATACTATCCAAAATCCAGATACACCTGGAAATAACTTTTTAGTTCTTAGATTTGTGTGTAGAAAACCAAACTTGTAATTTTCTCCCTTTAATGTAGTAAACGATGTCTGCAGGTATTGTTCAATTAGTGTCTATTGGTGCTCAGGACGAGTACATTATGGGCAATCCGGAAATATCGTTTTTTTCATCTACATTCAAAAGACATGCGAATTTTTCACAGTCCATTGAAAAACAAACTATACGTGGTGATGTGAAAAATAATTCAATGTCAAGTGTCCAGATTGAAAAAACTGGTGATCTCTTGGGCTACATGTATTTTACACTTGATGATAATACACAGTCCCTCGATGTTCAGTTTTGGAACACTATCATAGATAAAGTTGAACTTCTCATTGGAGGTTCAGTTATAGATACTCAAGATGCAATTTTTACAGAAAAGATTGCCATTGATACTTTTGCCCAAAATGTATCGAAGAGTGCAAATGGTACACATCCAGGTGTGAGCGCTCGTTCATACTTTTACCCACTTCGCTTCTTCTTTTGTGAGGGACCTCAATGTGCACTTCCATTGGTTGCCCTCAACTATCATAATGTTGAGTTGAGAATTAACTGGGGACCCCAAGCTGCAAACTATAATGTTGAACTTTTTGCAAACTATTACTACTTAGACAATGAAGAGAGGGGTAACATTGCAACAAGAAAGCATGATCTTCTTATTACCCAAGTCCAAAAAACTATTCCATCATATGAACTTGTTCAGGAGTTGACATTTAACCACCCAGTGAAGTATCTGGCCTCGTCGGATACAACAACCGAAGGTGCTTTGACTTCTACAAGGAACAAGGTAAAGTTGAACATAAACGGTCTTGATGTAGGTAACTATAGATGGGGTAAACCTCACTACATTGATGTGATGAACTATTATCACACAAACTTCGTGACTTCTCCAGATTTCTTCCTTTATTGTTTTTGTTTGTCAACCAGTTCACTCCAACCAACTGGAACACTTAACTTCAGTCGCCTCGATTCCGTAAAAATCATGAGCGAAAGTATGCCTATTAATGACCCAATTTATGCAGTCAACTATAACATACTTAGAATAGAGAATGGAATGGCAGGCCTCCTTTACGCAAATTAATTTACCCTCCTATATTAAATGGTCAAGAACTTACCTACAGTAGAGAGATCTACCAGGATTAGGTTTGGTAAGAACTGTAAAGATGACCAGGCGGACAATACAATTGTGTTCAACGCGAGTAATGTCGAGATCAACGCGGATTATGCAGGTTCCGTGTACATGACACCACTTCGAATACGTGAAGATCTTGGTGATCGAAATATTACAGTACTCGCGTATAACCAACTTACTAAAGAAGTCATGGACTCTGGTGCAATTGCCGAAGATATTCTTGATTTCAATTTAGAAGCTGCTGTAATTAATGGAAATGTAACTGGTAATACTGCATCATTTAACAACACAATTACTTCAATCACAACACTTTCAAATGTTGGTATAGCCAACGGTTCGCCAATTCATACACTTGATATTGGTACAAACGTGGCGATAGATGTTGTGGGATCAAATGTTGTTTCAGTACTTGGCGGAAATGTTTACATTCAAAAGGATCTTATTGTTGATGGTAACGCCCAAATTAATGGTGTCGTGACTGTCGTCAACACCGAGAATCTTTCAATTACAGACGCAATTGTAGAGTTGGGAAGAAACAATACATCTGGAGACGCCACTCTGGATTTGGGACTTCTCATGAACAGACCTGAATCAAATGTTGTCATTGGGTTTAGAGAAGGGACGGATGAAATTGTTTTGGGCTACACAGAAAGTGGCGCCACAAGCAAAACATTTAGTCCCAAGACCGATGAAGACATTGATGTGCATGTTTATGGTAGAGTACTCACCGAAGCTAATGTTGGTATTATAAATACAAGTCCCATTCACACACTCGATGTGGGATCAAACTTATATGTCGATGAGTTTGGTTCAAATATTTTGGTTGTGCGAGGGAATACAAATGTCACGGGTGATTTGACAGTTGATACGAATACACTTTTTGTTGACTCTGTCGAAAACAAAGTTGGTGTTAAGACTGTCGATCCCCATGCAGAACTTCACGTTGTGGGGAACGCCTATGTGAGTTCAAACTTGACTGTGGATGTGGATACCCTTCACGTGGATACAGTGGCTGACCATGTGGGTATTAACACCAAAAATCCAGATGCGGAACTCCACGTTGTCGGGAATGCCTACGTGAGTTCTAATCTGACTGTGGATGTAGACACGTTCCATGTAGACACGGTGGCTGATCATGTAGGTATTAACACCAAGGAGCCTGCAGCCAGCCTTCACGTTGTGGGGAATGCCTATGTGAGTTCTAATCTGACTGTGGATGTGGATACCCTTCACGTTGATACGGTGGCGGACCATGTGGGTATTAACACCAGAAACCCAGATGCGGAACTTCACGTTGTCGGGAATGCCTATGTGAGTTCTAACCTGACTGTGGATGTAGATACCCTTCACGTTGATGCTTTAACTCATTCAGTTGGTATTGAGACCAATGAACCCGCAGCTAACCTACATGTTGTGGGAAATGTCTACGTGAGTTCTAACCTGACTGTGGACACGGACACCTTCCATGTGGATGTAGAGTCGGACCACGTGGGTATTAACACCAGAAACCCCGATGCGGAACTCCATGTTGTTGGTAATGCCTATGTGACTTCAAACCTCACCGTGGACGCGGACACCTTCCACGTGGATGTAGAGGCGGACCACGTGGGTATTAACACTAAAAATCCGGATGCGGAACTCCATGTTGTCGGGAATGCCTATGTGAGTTCTAACCTGACTGTAGATGTGGATACCTTTCATGTGGATGTAGAGGCGGACCACGTGGGTATTAACACCAAAAACCCCGATGCGGAACTTCATGTTGTTGGTAATACTTATGTAAGTGGAGACCTCACAATTGATACGGACACTTTCCATGTCGATACAACAGCTGATCACGTGGGTATTAATACCAAAACTCCGGATGCAGAACTTCATGTTGTTGGTAATGCCTACGTGAGTTCTAACCTGACTGTAGATGTGGATACCTTTCATGTGGATGTAGAGGCGGACCATGTGGGTATTAACACTAAAAATCCAGACGCAGAACTCCATGTTGTAGGTAATGCCTATGTGAGCTCGGATCTCACAGTTGATGAGGACACCTTCCACGTTGAAGCGTCTACACACTCAGTTGGTATTGAGACTAAAGATCCTCATGCAAACCTTCACGTTGTAGGTAATGTGTATGTGAGCTCGAACCTCACAATTGATACTGACACCTTCCATGTGGATGTAGAGGCGGACCACGTGGGTATTAACACTAAAAATCCGGATGCGGAACTTCACGTTGTAGGTAATGTGTATGTGAGCTCGAACCTGACTGTGGACACGGACACTTTTCACGTTGACACCGAGGCCGACCATGTGGGTATTAACACCAAAAATCCGGATGCGGAACTCCATGTTGTTGGTAATGCCTATGTGAGCTCAGACCTCACAGTTGATACAGATACTTTCCACGTTGACACCGAGGCAGATCATGTGGGTATTAACACCAAAACCCCGGATGCAGAACTCCACGTTGTAGGTAATGCCTACGTGAGTTCCAACTTGACCGTGGATGTGAATACCCTTCACGTTGACACCGAGGCGGACCATGTGGGTATTAATACCAAAACTCCAGATGCAGAACTACACGTTGTAGGTAATGCCTACGTGAGTTCCAACCTCACAGTTGACGAGGACACTTTTCATGTAGATACTGTCAACAAGAGAGTTGGTATCGAGACCAAGAATCCAACTTCCAATCTCCACGTTTCTGGAAATGCCTACGTAACTTCGAATGTTGACATAGACGGTGTTTTGAACCTCAATAACGCAACAACGGCTCTTAAGACCGATCTCACCTCAAATGTTTTAGTGAAGTTGGACCAATTGTCAAATGTTGTGATAGATACAACAGATGTGTATGAATCTCTGCGAGATGATCATACGTTAATATATCAAGGTGGAAATTGGGTAAATGACTACCCCAAGCACACATATGTTAAAGTGTATAATGATTCAGGTGTTGATATAG